GACCCTTTGACTCCTGCACTGGAAAATAGTCTCTTGTTTTCCCAGTATACTGACTCGATAGGTCGGTTTTCCATATACGCAATGATAGTATTGTGTTTGTGGAATTTTTCTCGTATATTATTAATGTGTACCAGAATTCCTGAAATGCTTCATGTGATTTGGACTGAGTATAATTCAGTTAAAACATTTGCAATTAAGGAATATCAAGAACAAATGATATCGATGAGAAAATTTATGGCTGTGCAAGCCATAACTTCTATGATAGCACCAATTATGATGTTACTCGGAACTGTGATACACATGTGTACACCAAAAATTACATCTCTAAAACCGCAAGGTTGGAGAGGAGATACAAATAGAGCTGGAACTGCTTTGAGTGGCTTTCTAGCAATCTGCATGATCTTACTAGCACCATTAATGGGAGCTAAGAAAATTATGAACTATTTCAAACCCATAGTAGATTTACTTAAACATTTGCCTTATGCAACATGGATGGTAGATTGGTTGGAGAAATGGTGGAATGAAGAAGCAGACTTTGACGATCTTCCACAAGATGAAGATGAATTAAGAACAATGATGAATGATAGCAAATTATCTGAGAAGTTGAGAGATGAATTAGCAAACCTTAAAAATATAGGAGTAAAACTAAATCGTCCGAATCCATTTAGGGAACCAACTCAAGAAGATATAGACCGAGCAAGAGAACGTCGAGAAGCTCTTTTACGTAAAGTGAAAGTTGCCTTTGTGAAACCTGAACAAAAACGAAAAGTACCATTTGATAAGAATCGTGATATAATCATAGATGAAGAATCAGAAGAGGAAATTTTGAAAGAAGTGATGGAAAAGACGTTGGAAGAATTTGGTATGTCAGAACAATTAGAAACCATAGAAGATTTAGTACAATCTGGAAGAGATTTCGGAGATACACGCGGTTTAGGATCCGTGCATACTGACTCAGCATCTGATATAAAAGAAGAAAGAAAATACCGCCATGGAGGAGAAAAACCCAAGGTGAAGGAATTTATATTAAAGAAGCAAGGCCTTAATAAGACCTGTAAGAGTTGGATAGATAGTATATTCACGAGAATTGTTACATGTTATTATGACAATTTTAGTACTAGCTATAAAAACCTAGAACTTGCTGTAGAGAATGAAGAAGAAGCACTATATGTGAAGAAATCAATTATTGACCACCTAAAACTGGATGTGACAACTTGGTTTCACCAACACAAGTCAAAATTTGTGTGTGCTGGAATTTTACTTATTTTATTGGTAGCTGGACCTGCTGCACTTGCGACAAAAGAAGTGTGCAAAGCCCTACCACAAGGAAAAGGTAAGAATAAAAACAATGGAGGGATTCGTGGATTGCGACGAACAATGCGCAAGGCTGGAGAAAAGAAACAATTTGTATCACCTTCTGGAGGAACTGAAAGAGTCCCCGAGGATCAAGAACCGTTTGATGATGATTATGATAATGACGATTTTGATGAATACGAATATGATTATGATCGAATGTATTTACATCCCAGTACCACCACCATTGATGATGAACCCTACAGAGGTAAAGACAGAATGCGTAAACAAGATGTTACAGCTAGAAAACAAGCTGTTACTGTCCCATGTTTGAAAACTGATGTAAGCACACGTACCGCTATTTACAAAGCCAAACATAGAACCTTCACTGCTTTACAAAGTGAAGTGGAAGAATTTATAACAGGAGCTAAACAAGCTTTTGCCAAAGAAAAGACACAATTAAAGATGCAAGCTTTTAAGCCTACAACTTTATCTGCTGGAATTTATAAATTATACGTAGATGGGCGTTATGCCTGTACTGCCACACATGTTGCAAACCGTATGTATGTGGTATTACACTGTCTGAGCGAAGACACGACTATAGAATACAAAGCCGTCAATCACGTCAATACCCTAAGATTTAAAGGAAGTGACATAGTGGTTGTTAACAAAGAAATAGCATATTTTCCCGTTAATGGAATTGCCTCCCCTTTTAAGACAAAAGCTTTTAAGGTGTTAGAGGATGCTGCAATCGTAACTGTATTTGGTTATGGTTCCGGCACATGCCCTGAACCTGATGCAATCGTTGGATTCGCCTCTCCGTTAGGTTGGTGTAATGCCCCTACCCGAGATGGTGACTGTACAGCCCCCGTATTGGATTCAAATGGAAGAATAGTTGGTTTCTGGACTCATGGAAATGGAAAAGATTTTGGAAGATTCGAGAGAGTCACCAGAGAGTTCATAGAAGCTACCGCTGATAATGGAGCAATTAAATTTCACTCCGGACTGCTTTTTCGGTCCAACCCCCCCAACCAAGTAGCCTTGTAGGGAGTGTTCCTTTTTGGGAACGCTATCCTTCTCGGTACTTAAAGAAGGATGGGGTAGCAAATTTTTCAGAAATCGCTTATGTAAGTGATATTCATGAAGGATGGTTATCAGAAGACTATTTCGCTATAGTTGCTCAAATATCCCGTTTTGCGTGTTATGGAAATAAACGTATTATGGATCCACAGCTGAAATGCTATGTGGACGAAGCCAGGTTCGAGATACCTGAAGAATGGGGGTTACCTAAACCCAATGTAGCTGCTGCATATATGTCGCTAGCCAAATATGGAAAAGATTTATTACCAATGACACCAGAAATGGTAGAGGATATGAACAAAGCTTGGAGAATGACGGCAAGTCATTTTGGATTATATATGAATAACTCAAAAGTATTAAGTTATGAAGAAGCGAAAGAAAAATTAGACATGAGTACCTCGTGTGGAAGTCCTTTTAACATACATTTCAAAACGAAACGAGAAATGTTTGAACAAGATCTAGAAATAGATGATTGGTTAAGAGAAGATTGGAACACAATGGGAAAAGATGAAAATTGGACTTGTCTCTTCACGAACTCACTTAAAGAAGAGTTACGAACCGATGAGAAAATGTGCGCGAATTCAATACGTACGTTTTTATCCGGTGGAGTAGATGCAGTTGTGCATGGTACCCGTTTGTTTGTTGACATGAATGAACAAATGTATGATTCACATCTAAAATCCTCATCAGCCGTAGGAATGAGTCCTTATAAAGGAAATTGGGACCGCCTTTACCAAAAGTTGAAAGCTTTTAGGAAAGGATACGCGCTGGATGAATCACAATATGACTCTTCGCTGAGGTCATTTTTGATGTGGGGATGTGCTAAATTTAGATGGGAAATGTTGCGAGAAGAGGACAGAATACCAGAAAATTTACAAAGAATCAGAACCTATTATAGAAATTTAGTTCATACATTAGTAATTGGACCAGATGGAGTAATCGTTATGAAGAAAACAGGAAACCCTTCGGGTTCTGTGAATACCATAACAGATAATACATTGATTTTATATACATTATTAGCTTATGCGTGGGTGCGCACTGCACCCATCGAGTTAAATAATTATGAATCTTTTGAACTTCATACGGCAAAAGCTTTGGTTGGAGATGATAACACATGGACAGTATCAGATATAGCTCATGAGTTTTACAATGCAGTTTCAGTTATTGAAGAGTGGAAATTACTTGGAGTAACAACCACTACTGACTCATTGTTTCCTCGGAAACCTGAAGAATTAGATTTCTTATCAGCTCATACGGTGTTTTTAGGAGGTAAAGCTGTACCGGTATATAATAGAGTGAAACTTATGACGACACTCTTATATGCACCCTTAGAACATATAACACCAGCCACCACCTTAGAACGCACAGCGGCTTTGCTGAGTGTAGGATGGACTGATATTCCCTTTCGCAAATTTTGCAGAAGTGTGATATCTTGGCTATTGGAAAAGTATGATGAAATCCTGTACGATGAACCTAGATGGATCATGGCAAAATGTCAGATTCAGAGTGATGATCGTTATTATAAACTGTTCACAGGAGAGAACTGTATGCTATTACAGCCCCAGAGTGTATCTGGAAGTACTGTAAAGTTGACGCAGCCAGATAAAAACACTATGAACAGTGTTAAAGGAAAACAAAACGGGACGAAACCCGGAAAGAAAACAAGAACTAGATATAGAAATAACAACAAATCCAGGGCTGGTAAAGGAGCCCAACCTGGTGCGAGACAGAACTCGTCAGTTAGTTCCCGAAAACAACAAAGACCTAGAAATAGAAATAGAGCCTTAGCAGGCCAAGGCAGAACTAGTACAGGGTTGCGTTCAAAAAGAGAATGTGTAGTTGAAGAAGATGAATACATAGGAGCCATATCAGGTTCGGTGTCCTTCGCCAACACATCCTACGCAATAAATCCTGGTCAAGCAACAACCTTTCCCTGGCTCTCAGTTCAAGCCAAACAATGGGAGAAATATAGATTTGAATTTCTCGAGTTTTATTACAAAAGAGAGGTTAGTGAGTTTGCTACAAATGGAACCACAGGAAAAGTGATTATGAGTGTCGATTTTGACGCTAGTGACGCAGCCCCCTCATCAAAAACTCAGATGGAAGATTCTGATCCTAGAGTAGATTTTATGCCTAGCGAGAATGGACGTATGCCTTTACGTTCCGCAGACTTACATAGTTTATACCCTACTTTATACGTAAGACCTGGAGGTTTACCAGGCTCAAGTGACATTAAGACCTATGATGCAGGAAATCTTAATGTTGCTACACAAGGTAATCAAGATACAACCGAAATAGGAGAACTCCGAGTGCGTTATCGTGTTCGTTTGAGTGTGCCAGTTTTGGATAGTGAAGTATCTATACCTAAAAATAATAGTGTTGCATTTTTCAAAACACTTAGTGCTGGACTAACCACTGGTGTTGCTTACACCTTAACATGGAGCCAAGAAAGTGCCAATGGTATAGGAGCAGTAAATACAGCCGGATCAATAGTACTCCCAGCAGGAAATTATTTGGTTGACGTAAACGCTTCATATGCGGCTTTAGGCTCAGCGACTAATTTCTCGTTAACAGTAGCTAAAAATGCTGTAACTGTAGACACGAGTTTATTGACGTTCTCAGCCGCTACTATTACATACGCAGATTGTGCCAACACGCAATTCATCACATCCAATGGAAGTGATGCTTTTACATTTGTAGCCACAGCAACTTTTTCATCATCAACCACGAGCGTTTCGGGGTTCTTGAGAATAGTAGCTATTTAGACAAAATTTTGAAGGGTTTTCAATGAAATGCAGCTCAAAACTGCTACCTACTGAAATGACAGTTGTTAGATCAATCACTTTATGTTTGATTGAGGTTTTATGATTTGTACACCATACACAAATCCGGTATTCCCTTCGAAAAGGGTACTCTCCGTAATGAGTTGATTTTGCGGCTTTTTAAGAAAAGTCATTTGTAGATGTATTGTGTGGAACACGATAGATCCGTTTGTGGAGAATTTTGGCGTTTAAAAATTTTCCGAATCTATAACAAATATTAGATGAGTTATGGGCTTTAGATAAAAGCACCCCGCAGGATGCGCCTACTGTAGTGAACAATTGGCGAAGAACGTAAAACACACGAATGTGTTGGATCGTACGGGTCACAGAATGTACAGCCAGTGAGTTGTAACATTGTGGAGAGAGAAATTGACGTCGTTGCCGCTATTAACGCGGTTGTGTGTATCATCTGTCGTTGCCCGTATGAGTATAACTTGAAAGTACATCGCACCAGATTGATCTCTCCCTGCGCTAGCACGCACCATCAATGGATCCCCAGAATGGCATACAGGAACTCACCATGCATTCGTACTGTTTCACCTTCCACCCG